CGTAAGTATCAGGACTCTGAGACGGGCGAGGAGTATTACTACACCGAGATTGACGAGGGGGAGTCCGGTATACGCCAAGAGCGACTTACGCCAGAGTGGCGCCTGGATAAAGAGGTTTTGGGCCGTGAAGTGTATGACGGCGACGGCTCTTATCGATTGCCAACCACTTACGAATTTAGCCGCGATGTTTCAAGTTACATCGAGTCGCCGCCGGAGTGGACCGGCGAGTTCACGCGCAAAGCGCCCGATCCAACAGCGGCGCAAGTAAGGCAGGCGGCTACCCCGAACTGGGCACAGATTGAAGCGGGATTGATCGGCGAGGTTATGCGCGGCAAAGGTGTTCGCAGCGGCGTGCCGGTTTATCGGCCTCGTAATAAGACCTAAAAGAAAGGTTAAGCATGAACAAGCAGGCGGGCGAAATGGTGGCGATGGTGATGCTGGGTCGAGACTTGGCGCATCGAGCGCACTGGAAGACAAGCAGCTACAGCGAGCACAAAGCGCTGCAAAAATTTTATGAAAGCGTGGTCAGTGTTTTAGATACGTTTGTTGAGCAATACCAAGGGCGGTACAACGAGCTTTTGGACGTGCCTCTAGCTGACAACGAATTTGAAGGCGAGATTGCCGACATTCTCGATCAACAAGTAGCATGGATAGAAGATAACCGTACAAACATCTGCCCCCGTGAAGAAACGGCGCTGCATAACGTGATTGATGAAATTGTCGGAACGTATCAAAGAGCGCTTTATCGTCTGAGATTTTTAGCTTGAGCTTGCATGCAACCCGCCTGCAGCCTTACAATTTCGTGGGGGCCGTGCGCCCACAATTTTTGAGAAACCGCCTTAAGGCGGTTTTTTTATTTCTATGATCGATTTCCAATCAGCTACCTGGCACCTCTTGCGAAAGTGGGCCGAAGAACAGCTTGCCCGAGCTCGTGAGAAAAATGACGCTGTCGGGCTAAATGTTGAAGACACCGCTGCCTTGCGCGGCGAGATACGAACACTAAAAAGATTACTCGACCTGCCCAATGCGGCAGCTCGGGAAGTGGTGGTTGACCCGGATATTTAACCCGGTTGACCTTGGCAAAAGAACCGCCCACGGGCGGTTTTGTTTTTTGGAGGCGTAACAGTGGAAGAAAACCTGTCACAGGAAGAAATGCAGGACCTTTGGAACGAAGAGGCTACGAAACTTGACGCTGGTGAACAACCCGCGGTTGAGCGAGAGGCCGCTGCGCCGTCGGCTGAAGAAGCTGCGCCGCAAGGTGGCGAAACCGAAGAGCTAGAAACTCAAGAGGCTTCCGCCGACACCGAAGAGCCCGCAACGACAGACCCACTGGCTGAACTCCCCGAGGAAGTGAAAGCCGCTCTTGGCAAGATCTCCCAACTGGAACAAGCAAACGCCCAACTGCTGCAACACGTAAAGACTGCTGAGGGTCGCGTGGCAGCGATGCAGCGTGAGTTCGCGCAGGCTAAAGCGGCACAACAATCTGTTGCCCCGCAAGAAGCGCCGACGCAAGGACAAATGTCTGCCGCAGCCAAGAACCCAGAGAAGTGGGAGCAGCTTAAGCAAGATTTCCCCGAATGGGCTGACGCGATGGAAGAGTATGTCGCGGCCAAATTGGGAGGTGTTAAATCTGCAGCGCCAGGCATAGACCCACAAGTGGTCGCCGCCTTTGTGCATCAGCAGGTTTCACAAACCAAGGCCGAGATGGCTCGCACCATTGAAGAAGCAAGGATTGAGGGTAAGTACGACAACTGGAAAGACACAGTCAATTCAACTGACTTTGTCCAATGGTTTGCCGTGCAGAAGCCCGAGGTCCAGGCTTTAGCTAATAGCTCAGCGGCGCGGGACGCTATTCGCATGCTAGATCTTTATAGCGAAGCGAAGAAACGTTCAGCGAGTGACATCAAGCAAGAGCGCGGAGCACGTCTCGCTGCAGCCGCGACCGTTAGACCTGGCCAGACACCGCCGCCCAAGACCTTGGACGACATGTCGCCATCAGAGCTTTGGAACTACGAAGCCGCACAGCGCGAGAAAACTCGAGCGCAACGCGGGTTTTGATCTCAACTTTTTTAGAAGGAAGTAAATCATGTCTATTCAAAATTACGGCACCGTTGCCTCACGGAACCTAATCCGTGCAGCACAGGGCATGCTTGAGCACGCCCAACCCATCACCGTTCTTGGTGACTTTGGTACCCAGCGTGAAATGCCTCAGAACTCTACGGACACTCTTGTGTTCCGTCGGACTCTACCCTTTGGCGCTTCCACAACCGGTACTGCGATTGAAGGTTCTAACCGCTACGTCGGTACGCCTGACATCACTGCGTCGAACTTTGTTCTCGCTGAAGGTGTAACACCCAACGCCAACACGATCAGCTTTCAGGACGTGTCGGTTCAGCTCCAGCAGTACGGCATCCTGTTCAAGTACAGCTCCAAAGTGGAGCAGCTGTACGAAGATGACATCCCCGGCGAAATGGTCAAGCTCACTGGTGAGACCTTGGCTGAGGTGATGGAGCTTGTTCGTTACGGCGTGCTTAAGGCTGGTTCAACGGTAATTTACTCAAACGGCGCAAGCCGAGCAGCAGTAAACACCGCCATTAGCTTGAACGCTCTTCGTAAAGCAGCTCGTACGCTTGAGTCTAATCGTTCACGCCGCGTGACTTCCCGTCTCGCCCCTGGCGTTAACTTTGGTACTCGTGCCGTTCAGCCCGCCTACATCGTGTTTTGTCATACCGATGCGGTGTCCGACATCCGTAACCTCGCTGGTTTCACCCGCGTCGAAGAATATGGGTCATTTAAGCCCATTCACGATCGCGAGATCGGTGCTTGTGAAGACTTCCGCTTCATCAGCTCCCCGCTGCTTAAGTCTTTCGCTGCAGCAGGTTCGGGCACGTTGAACGGCATGCTTTCTGTGGGAGCCGCCAACGTTGACGTGTACCCCTTCATCATCATCGGTGAAGACGCTTGGGGTCAGGTTGCACTCAAGGGCATGTCTGCCATTAAGCCCATCGTGCTTAAGGCTTCTCAGACCAACCACGCCAACCCCCTGGGTCAGTTTGGTTATGTCGGTGCCTCGACCTGGTTTGCCACCGTTCGTCTCAACGACGCCTTCATGGCTCGTATCGAGGCTGGTGTAACCGCTCTCTGATGACTAGCCGGGGCGCAGCCCCGGCATCTAACGAAAGGAAAACACCATGGCTGAATCAGTAAATGAGCGCGTTAATCGCCTAGCAGACGGCATTGATCGACAAGAGCTTGGACATCTCTTAGCTGCTGTTGTGAATTGCCTGCAGGCTGTCGGCGCCAAATTGGATGCGGATGCTGGTGTCACCGACACCGACTACGCAGCCACCATTGCAACCTACGTCAAAGATTAAGGAGCACTTTCATGTCTTATAACATTGGTCAAATTAACAGCGGTTACGTGTCGCTGAGCGCAGCCGGTCTTGCAGAAGGCACCAACGCCAACACTTTCAAGACGGCTAATACCCTCACCTACACCAGTAATGGTGTCTTCAAAGCAAAAAGCGCCACAGACAATCTGGCATTCAGCTCTGGCCACACGGCTTTGGCTGCTTCCCAGGCTTGTTTGTTCGGCGTTTGGGTTGATTCTGCCGGCACAGTCACGACCTCTCAGGGTCCGATTGTTGCCGCTGGCGATCCTTGCCCCGTTCCCGGCGCTCCTGCTGCTGGTGTAACGCTGGTCGGCCTCATCAAGGTTACGACTAACGCCTCAACAACCTTTACCCCTGGCTCAACCGACCTCGGTGCAGCTGGCGTTACCGACGCCTATTACGACTGCATGGTTATGCCGGGTAGCGCGCAGTAATTGTTGCCATCTCCTTGGTCCTCCACCAGGAGTTTGAGGGGCGTCTAACGGCGCCCCTCTTTTTTGGCATTTAGCTTTTTCAACGAGAAGGAGTTTTAGAGATGGCAAAAAATACGCCCGTACAAGGCATAGAAATTTCAGATGACGAACCTGTTATTGAAACGGTCGCTGAGTCCACAGACTTTCACAAGCTGGCTTCAGATGAAGCCTTCATGAATGAAATGGTCACGGTGATGATTCATTCAACTACAGATGAGAATCAGGCGCCTCACGTAATCGTAAATTGCAATGGCACCAATCAGCCCATCATTCGTGGCTATCCAACGACGATTAAGCGTAAATACGTTGAGATTTTGGCCAGAATGAAGGAAACCAAATACACGCAGGTGACGCCCAATCCGGCGGCGCCAGATGTTTCAGAGCTTCGCGCAAGGCACGGCCTGGCCTATCCCTTTGATTTGGTCGAAGATAAGAACCCAAAGGGCAGAGCGTGGCTGACCAACGTATTGGCTGAGCCTGCCTAATGAACTATCTGCAGCTCGTCAATCGCGCGCGGATAGAGTGCGGTGTCTCAGGCGCAAACACTTCGCTTGCCACTGCCCAGAACCTAAGCGGAGAGTCCGCAAGGATTGCAAACTGGGTGAACGGCTCGTGGGTCGACATTCAGACTTCGCGTGAAGACTGGCAGTGGATGCGCTCGCCGGTGGAATTCAACACCGTGACGCAGCAGCAGACCTATACACCGACCGAGGCCGGCATCGGCTCAACGTTTGCAAACTGGAAGCGTGACAGCTTTCGCTGTTCATCGGTGGGCCAGAGCTACCGTGACGAGCAACTATTGAATTACATGGATTACACGACGTTTCGTAATCTGTATCAGTACGGAAATATGCGGACGACTTACGCCCGCCCCGTGGTCGTAACAATCGTGCCAGGGGTTGATAAGAGCTTGGGCTTTGGCTCAATACCCGATCAGCCCTATGTTATTGCGGGCGAGTACTACACCCGCCCCGTAGACCTGTCGGCTGATGCAGACGAG